TCAGGTATGACACAATTAAATGGTAATGTATATACTGTTAGAAATCCATCATCAACAACTATTGAATTATATGATACAGACGGTACAACATCTATCAATGGTTCAGCATTCGGTACATATAGTTCCGGTGGTGCAGTTGCTCACGGTGTTGTAATAGTATCAAATGTTTCTGGCGAATTTGTCGCAGGAGAAACAATAACAGGTGGCACATCAAGTAATACAGCAGTCATACAAGCAGACGCTGTTGGTTTAAAAGGTTCTACAACTTTTGACGCTCCTGATATAAAACAAATTGGTCAACCAGGTGGTGGTGATAGTGTAACTTATACAGCAGACACTTCATTAGATTCTACGAGTGGTAGTAATGCTACTTTAACAGGTACAATTGACGTAGGTTCAGGTTCAGCTGCCGTTACAGGTATCAATACAAGATTCGAAGACGAATTAAAAGTAGGTGATTCTATTTCATTTACAAACAATAGTGGTAATACTGAAACAAAAATTGTTGAAGCAATTATATCAGCAACAAGTTTACAGTTATCAGCTGTTACAGCTGCAGCTTCAACTAAAACAATTGTAACAAGAAGAAGAACAAAATTACAATCACCAGAAAAAAATCTATCTATATTTAAATTACCATATGAAACAATTAAAACATTAAAAACTACTTCAAACTCTGGTCTATCAGACACAAACTTTGCAGTAAGAAGACAGTTTGTAGATACATTATCATCTGACGGTATATCTCAGTTAACAGCAGGTACAAATGAAACATTTGCTGGTTTAGCTGAAGGAGATTTTTATGTAACTATCACAGCAACAGGTTCTGGTGGTACAGGTGCAGTAGGTGATGTATTAAGTTTAGCAGGTAATAACCACGAATCACAAGTCATATTTGCATTAGCAGGTTCGCCATCAGGTAAAACTTTGACATTAGATTTTGGTGCTAACTTTGCAGGACACACAGTAAAAATTTTAGCTACAGTAAATAGAAATGTAGCAACCTCAAAATCAAAAACTCTAAACCAAAATGAAACACTTGCAGTTTCAACAGAAGCAACAATCGTAAGTGGTACAATAGGTTTAGGTAAGGCAGACGTTAAAAAAATTAATAGTATCTTTATGGCACCTAACTTTAGTACAGCTGCTACAACTTCACACACAAACGTTACAGATAGATTTGATTTAGATACAGGTCAAAGAGATAACTTCTATGATATTGGTAGAATTACTTTAAAAACTGGTGAAGTAACACCAACTGGTAGATTATTAGTTAACTTTGATTATTTCTCTCACGGTTCTGGAGATTATTTTGATGTTGACTCATATTCAGGTGTTGTAGAATATGAAGATATTCCAAGTTACACATCTGTAACATCAGGAAAAGTTTTTGAATTAAGAGATAGTGTAGATTTCAGACCTAGAGTTGATGACGCAAGTACAATAAATTCAGGTAACCAAGATCGTTCATTTGACGGATCAGGTAACTCAGTTGTTGATGTTGTTAAATTTAATTCAAACGTTACAACTGATTTTGAATTTTATTTACAACGTGTTGATAAAATTTTCTTAGATAGTGAAGGTAATTTTAAAGTATTAAAAGGCGCAAGTTCTATATCACCTGATAGACCAGGTTCATTAGATAATGCAATGCATTTATACACTTTATTTTTACCGTCTTACACACTAGATATTGCTGAAGTAGGTATTGAACAAGTTGATAATAGAAGATATACAATGAGAGATATCGGTAAACTAGAGAGAAGATTAGAAAATGTTGAATACTATACTCAACTTTCTCTATTAGAACAATCAGCTCAATCACTACAAATACAAGACTCACAAGGTTTCGATAGATTTAAAAATGGATTTATTGTAGATAACTTTACAGGTCACAATATTGGTGACGCAGGTAACAGAGATTACAAAGTAGCTATAGATTATGCTAGAGGCGAAATGCGTCCTACATTTAACGAGGATGCTGTTCAACTTATTGAAAGAGATGATGACGGTACACCAATTGTTGACGCAGATAGAACAGCTTCAAATTACCAAAAAACTGGTGATCTAATTACTTTACCTTACACAGAAAAAACTTTAATAGATCAACCTTATGCAAGTAAAACAGTAAACGTAAACCCATTTGGTATATTTACTTGGATTGGTTCTATTGCTCTAACTCCACCATCAGACGAGTGGAAAGAAACAGAAAGAGCTCCTGAGTTAGTTATTAATAATAATGACGGAAGTTGGGACACATTAGTAAAAAATTCAGGTAATCCAAATCTAACATCTGTAGAAATAGGTACAGTTTGGAATGAATGGCAAAACCATTGGACTGGTGTATCATCAACTAACGATACTGAAACTTACAAAGAACGAGGTGGTCACGGTTGGAAAGTAATGCAAAGAGATATTACTACTACAACAAAAACAGGTTCCAGAACAAGAACAGGTATTAGACAAGTATTAGTTCCAAAAACAGTAAATCAAAATGTTGGTGATAAAATAATTTCATTAGCATTTTCTCCTTTCATTAGAAGTAGAACACTTACATTTAGTGCTACTAGACTAAAACCTAACACAAGAGTTTATGCATATTTCGATAATGAATTAATAACAAGTTTTGTTACACCTACAGGTGGTTCATTAGGTGGCAATATTGTTACAGACGCTAACGGTGCTGTATCAGGTACTTTTGCAATACCTGATCCAAAAGTTAGTTCAAACAAAAGATGGAGAACAGGTGAAAGAGTATTTAGATTAACAAGTTCACCTACAAATGATTTAACATCAGCTCCTGATACTGCTGGTAATGTAACTTATATTGCTAAAGGTGTTATACAAACAGTACAAAATACAATTATCGCAACAAGAACAGCAGCTGTAGAATTTAGAGCTACAAACGAAACTGAAAATGTTGTACAAACAAGTGTACAAAGAGGTGCTTCACGTCAAGTAGGTTACCATGATCCACTTGCAGAAACATTTATGATTGATGATGAGGGTGGAGTTTTCTTAACATCAATAGATGTTTACTTTAGTTCTAAAGATAGTAATATTCCTGTAACTCTACAAGTAAGAAATACTGTAAATGGTTATCCAGGTCAATCAATATTACCTTTTGCTGAAAAGACTTTAAATCCAAATCAAGTAAGTACAAGTACAGACGGTACTACAGCAACAACATTTACTTTTGATAGTCCAGTTTATGTACAAGAAAATACAGAGTATGCTTTTGTACTTATGGCAAATACACAAGATTACAATGTTTATGTTGCAAGAATGGGTCAAACTAATTTAGGTTCTAGTAGAACAATATCTGCTCAACCTTATGCTGGTGTATTCTTTAAATCTCAAAATGGTGTAACATGGACAGCAGATCAAAACGAAGATATTAAATTTAAAGTTAAGAGAGCTGAGTTTGAAAATGTTACAGGTACAATAACATTAACTAACGATACATTAGGAACAAGAACACTTAAAAATAATCCTTTAAGAACAACAAGTGGTTCAAAAGTTATAAGAGTTTTCCATCCAAACCATGGTATGCACGGATTATCAAATAATGTTACAATTTCAGGTGTAGCTTCAGGTAGTTACAATGGTATTGCTCATTCAGATATTAACGGAACATATACAAGTATTTCAAATATAACTTTAGATAGTTATGATATTACATCTCCAAGTTCATCAAACGCAAACGCAACTGGTGATGTTGGTGGTACAGTAGTAACTGCTACACAAAATAGAAATTATGATATACTAAACTTAGCAGGTATTCAAACAATGCAATTACCTGGTACAGAAATCGATTACTACATTAGACCTACAACTGGTAAATCAGTACATGGTGGTGAAACAGAATTTAGTTTAACAAGTGCAACAAATAAAATTGGTGTAGTGAATAGTGATAATATTTACTTTACGGCACCTCAAACCGTTGCAAGTGAAATTAATGAAACAAATGAAATGTCAGAAAATAAATCTTTGTGGACTATATTAGAGTTCTCTACTACAAATACAAAGATATCACCTGTTTTAGATACTCAAAGAATGAGTGCATTTACAATTCAAAACAGATTAAATAATCCAGATTCTTCTAATACACCAAACTTCATAGCTGATACAGCAAGTACAGGTACTTCTACAGCTGCTGTGTATTTAACTAAGTCAATTGTTTTAGAAAATTTATCGACTTCATTAGACGTTAGACTTACTTCAAATGTAAGAGCAAGTTCAAATGTAAAAGTTTTCTTTAGAACAATTGCAGCTGATGACGAACAAAAGATAGATGATAAATCTTGGATTGCATTTAACTCAGACGGTAGCGAAGATGTTACAGTAACACCTGCTGAAGATGATACAACTTTCAAAGAATACAAATATTCAGTTTCAGGTCTTAATGACTTTACTACATTCCAAATTAAAATAACTATGACAGGAGATGTTTCAGCATATCCACCTGTTATTAGAGATATGAGGGCTATAGCATTAGCAGTATAATATGTCAATATTAAAAGTTGAAGGATATGATGGTTTAGTAAAAAACACAAAAACTGGTGCTGTAGTAAGTAGTAGTAAAACAGAATTTGAGTTATATATTAAAAATTTTAAAAGAAGACAAACACAACAAGATGAATTAAGAAGTGCTGTAAAAGAGATAAATAATTTAAAAAGTGAATTATACGAAATTAAACAAATGATAAAAGAGGTAATTAACAAGTAATGGCTGCTAGAACAATTGCATTATCAGATACTTTAGCTACGTTAAGAACGACTATCAATAGTCTATCTTCTACAGATATTGGTGATCCAGGTAGTTTAACGACAAGTGCTTCAAGTATTGTTGGTGCTATAAATGAATTAGACGCTGCCGTAGATACGGCATTTACTATTAGAGATAGTAGCTCAACAGTTCAACAGATTAACTCTGGTGATGTTTTTACTATTGCTGGTACTTCAAATCAAGTTACAGCAACAGTATCAGCAACTGATACTTTAACAATTGCATTAGCTAGTACAATTTCTGGATTAACAAGTTTGGATTCTGCCGCTTTAACGATCGGTAGTGTTCCTGTTGCAACACAACCTTTTGCTATAGCACAGGCAATTGCTCTAGGATAGATTATAAATATTAAGGGAAAATAAAAATGGCAAACGATTTTAAAAGATTTACAAAGGCAAATATCACAACCTCTACTGGTGCAAGTGCTCATGCTTTATATACAGTACCGTCAAGTGGTGGTACAGCGAAAGAGTCTATAATTATCGGAATAACTCTTGCTAATACTACAACGAGTGGTATTTTAGCAAGTGTATTTTTAGATAATTTTGACGGCACTAACGATGTTTACATAGCTAAGGATGTGAGTATTCCTGCCGGTTCTTCTTTGGAAATAATGCAAGGTAACAAGTTAGTTGTACAAGGTAATGGTACTGCTAATGATATAATTAGAGTATCAGCAAATACAGCTAATTCAGTTGACGCAACTATTTCCTTATTAGAAGATGTATAGAAATAAACAGGAGAAATAATGCCGTATATTGGTATAGAACCACACGATCAGTTTAGAGGATTAAGCGATAAAGAATCTTTTACCGGAAATGGATCAACTACAGTATTTGATTTATCAAAGGATGCTCCAGCAGATGGTGGAGAAAATGAGCTCGAGGTTTATGTAGATAACATTAGACAAGAACCAGGTACTGGTAAAGCATACACTTTAGGTAGAGATGGATCAAGTAATATTAGAAGAATTACTTTCTCAGCTGCACCTGCTAGTGGAGCAGATATATATGTTATAAATCCTACTAATTCAACATCGGTAGTTAGACCTTCAGATGGTACAGTATCAAATCTTTCTTTAAATGCTAGTATGATTAATTCTCAAACAGCATTAGGCGGAACACCTGCCAATGATGATGAAGTTTTAATTTATGATACATCAGCAACAGCATTAAAAAAAGTTACCAAATCAAATCTTTTAACAGGTTTCACAAACTCATTTGTTAAATTTACAGGTAACGGTTCTACAACAGCATATACTATTTTAAGTGGTAGAACAGTAAGTGATGTATTAGTTTTCGTAGATGGATCACATATGACGCCATCAGACGATTACACAATTTCAGGAACAACATTGACCTTTGGATCGGCACCTGCCAATTCAAAAGTTATAATAATAAGGTATTTACAAATATAATGGCGTACATAGGAAGATCACCGGCGTTTGGTTCATTAGAATCACAAACTATTTCAGGTAATGGTTCGACAACAGCATTTGCATTAGATTTTGCTGTTTCAAGTGCATCCTCAATTTTAGTTTTTTACAATGATGTTATTCAGCAGCCAACTACAGATTATACTATAACAGGTGGTGGTAGTACAATAACATTTGGTTCGGCGCCAGCAAATGGACAATCAGGTTTCATAATATTTTTAGGTGCTAAACTTACAGTAGCTTCTGTAGGTTCTAGTACTTTTTCATCCGCTTCAGCAACAGGTAACGGTTCTACAACAGGATTTACAATAGCTGCAAATAGAACAGTTGATAATGTGTTGGTAGTGGTGAACGGTGCAGTAAAAACACCAACAGCAGATTACACAATTTCTGGAACAACTTTAACTTTCGGAGTGGCACCTGCCAATTCAGCGGTTATTTCTTTCAGATACTTGGGACAATAATATAAATAGTGTTAAGAGGTAAAAAATGACAGGAAATAATTATACAGATAACCATTCACAGGCTCTCTGGAAAACTTGTGAAAAAGTTTACACAGACGGAGCTCATTCTGGTTATAGAATAACATTGGAAAATGATGTCGTTTTTGTTGCTGAATTAGGAAGCGATCATCTTGCATTAGGCATGATTGAAGAATTTGTAGCAGCAGGTGGGACAATAGTTGACAATGGTGCATAAAATTAAAAAATTCTTAAAGATGTTATCTCCTTTCAAAAAGAAAGTAGAGAAACAACCTGAAATTAAAGTTTCAGACTTGAAGAAAAAAACAAAAGCTGATTTAGAAAAGCTTGGTAGAAAACTTGGTGTTGAGTTAGATAAAAGACAAACAAAAGATAAACTAATAAAACAAATTAAAAAAGCAAGTAAATAATTAAATTATAAGTGAGGTATATAATGGCTGAAGAAGCAAAAAAGAATACAATAAAAATAGATGAAAAAGAGTATGATTTAGATTCATTACCTTTAGAGTTGAGAAATGTAATCGCAGCTAGACATGAAATTCAACAATCTAAAGTAAGACACGAAATTGAATTGGAAAAAATTGACGTTCTAACTAATTATTACAATGGTAAAATACAAGAAGGTATAAAACAATTCAATGGCGGCAGTAGCAAATCTTAGAATAGACCAAGGTACAAATTTTAG